TGGTATTAGCACTACCAGCACAGAATCCAGCGAAGAAGTTATTTTGTCCGCTACCGCCTTGACCGCTTATGCAACTAGTGACATTATTAGTGCCACATTGGAGGAATACACTTGATCCTCCACCGCCACCAACAGCTGAGCCATTGACTAGCAAGTCACCATTGTTACACACCTCTAGGCAGGTAGATCCTGCTTTTAAGAAGATGGTGTTGCTGAAATTACCTGAGCCCGTATAATCACCAATAACTATGTTATTACCACCAGTTACGTTACAGCAGCCAGCTGCTGCACCAATGAATATGTTACAAAGTCCAGCTGTGTTACAGTAACCAGCATGGCAACCAAAGAATATGTTTTGGGTTCCAGTATTTTGACATCCAGCATAATGACCAAGTAAGATATTAAAATTACCTGAATTATACCAACCAGCACCACGGCCTAAGAATGTATTTTCACAGCCGCTCATACTATAACCAGTATGACCGCCGATTAGCGTGTTGTAGTCACCAGCACAACTTGCGTTTCCACCAGCATTTCTACCAAGAAAAACATTGTGCCAGCCGCCAGCGATGGCGCCTGCTTTACATCCTATGTAGACGTTATAAGCACCAGTTGCACTACAGCCTGCAACACAACCAATGAAAACACTGCCATTACAGCAATTATTTATACCTGCCAGAGGCCCAATAAAGGTGTTGTCCCTACCAGTGGTATTATATCTACCAGCATCCTTACCAATAAAGGTGTTATAAACACCAGTGGTATTACAATAACCTGCCAGAAGCCCAATAAAGGTGTTGTAACAGCCAGTGCTATTATATTTACCAGCTCCATTACCAGCCATGAAATTGTGACAACCAGTGGTATTACAATAACCTGCTTGAGGGCCAAAGAAGGTGTTGTCCCTACCAGTGGTATTATATCTACCAGCAAATCTGCCAATGAAGGTGTTATAAGCACCAGTGGTATTACAATAACCTGCCAGAGGCCCAATAAAGGTGTTATAAACACCAGTGGTATTATATCTACCAGCATCCTTACCAATAAAGGTGTTGTAACAGCCAGTGGTATTACAATAACCTGCTTGAGGGCCAAAGAAGGTGTTGTAACAGCCATTGGTATTGGAATATCCAGCAGCACGGCCAATAAATGTATTATCTCGGCCAGTGGTATTGGTATAACCAGCATCTCTGCCCAGGAAGACGTTGTAACTACCAGTGGTATTGCAGCGACCAGCATCTCTGCTCAGGAAGACGTTATCAGAACCAGTATCATTGAGGCGACCAGCATCCATGCCTAGGAAGATGTTGTAGGAGCCATTATTGCAATAACCCGCATTATTGCCAATAAACACGTTATTCCATCCAGCGTCATTGGCTCTACCAGCGGCGAAGCCAAAGAAGTTGTTGTAGCTACCAGTGGTGTTATTGTAGCCAGCTTGATATCCTATGAAATTATTGTTATGACCAGTGGTATTATAATAACCTGCACCGTAGTTAAAGAAATTATTGCTGTAGCCAGTGGTATTACTACTACCGGCTTCGCAACCCGTAAAGATGTTGTTATAACCAGACGTATTAGCATTACCAGCACAGGAGCCAGCAAAGAAGTTATTAGTACCTGTGCCACCTGAGCCACTTAGGCAACTGACGATATTATTGGTATTACATACAGCGAATACACTTGATCCGCCACCACCTACACCTGATGCACCTTGTACGCCTTGAGGGCCAGTAGCACCATCGGCACCATTTGCACCTGTTAAACCAGTAGCACCAGTTGCACCAGCAGCTCCATTAGATCCAGCGGCACCAGTTGCACCAGCAGCTCCATTAGATCCAGCGGCACCAGTTGCACCAGCAGCTCCATTAGATCCAGCGGCACCAGTTGCACCAGCGGCACCAGTTGCACCAGTTGCACCAGCTCCGCCAGCGCCTTCTAATGCTAATGGGTGGCCACCAGCAGTACTTCCATCCATGACGACGAGTGTGTTCTTCGTCGTATCCATAAAAATCTCACCTATACTCCCGGTCTCGGAAGCTAGGTTAGATGTGGTATCTCGTCTATGTTGTAGGGTCTTTGGCATTTTACTTTGTCCTTTGTTATAGAAGCACTAGTGCTGTTCTCTTATTATTTATACAATATTGTTACTCAATATTTATACTATAAGCTAATTTTTAAATTAATAGATCCATTGAACCGTTTCCAGAATTCAAATCTTCTGATCCAGTTAATGAAAATAAATCTCCCGGTAATCCTGAAATATCATTCAAATCTTCTGTACCTGTGGCTGTATTTAGATCCTCTGAACCACTTGCTGTATTTAGGTCGATTGATCCAGCATCAAGATTTAGATCTACTGATCCAGTTTCAGTGTTTAGATCTACTGATCCAGTCAATGCTTGTAGATCTCCTTGGTAATCAAATTCTGTTACAGTGTCAGCTTCTAACATGACACGTTTAACTTTTACAGTTGTGTTAGCACTAACTGGAGAGAATAATAATCTGACGTCTGTTCCAGATATGTCCGCATCAAAAGTTCCTAGAGCTGATCCGCTAGAATTTAAAGTAGCATATTGAGTTGTCCATACATCAACTCCATCATGTATCAATAAGATCTCAGTGGCAGATATATCACCAGTGTCTGTTGTCATCTGACATATATATTTTGCTGTAGTATATGTTTCAGCTGTAAATGTATCAACAACCTGATTCGCAGTAGTTGTTATAAGATCTGTTGAATTTTTTTGCCAACCGTCTGGATCTATAGGACCAGTTGCACCAGCTGGTCCTGTTGCACCTGTTGGTCCAGTTGCTCCATCAGCACCTCCGCCACCACCGCCTACACCTGATGCACCTTGTACGCCTTGAGGGCCAGTAGCACCAGCAGCACCTGTTGCACCATTTGAACCAGCAGCACCTGTTGCACCTACAGGACCTGTTGCACCTGTTGCACCATCTCCGCCTCCGCCACCACCGCCTACACCTGATGCACCTTGTACGCCTTGAGGGCCAGTAGCACCAGCAGCACCAGCGCCTGTTGCACCTTGTACGCCTTGAGGGCCAGTAGCACCATTTGAACCAGCAGCACCTGTTGCACCAGTTAAACCTGTAGCTCCAGTTGGTCCAGTTGCTCCTTGAGGTCCAATCGCTGATGACCAGGTTACAACTCCGGCCCCATTAGTAACAAGTACTTGACCAGAATTACCATCTGTGGTTGGAAGAGTAAATGCCGAGCCAATAGATAGTTGGCCGACAGTGATTGAATTTGTTGTGGATGAACCGTTATCAGTTACATCATCAAGGGTGGGAGCCTGTAAAAAGGCTTTGATACTATTAGATGAATCCTTGAAAAATAGCTTACCGTCTGTGTAGTTAAGCGCGACTTCCCCGTATTCGAGGTCAGTCGTTAACGGTATCTTGCCCGTTACCGAAGATTTTTTGAGTAAGACTTTATTTGCCATTACAAACCCTTAAAAAAGGAATTAGGTAGTATAGACTACCCATACCAAAATTATTTAGTAAGTACCACCATCAATGTTAAATCCGTCAAGTGTAGAAGTTCCTGCACCTGCACCGTAAAGATTTCCGCCAATACCAACACCACCTGTTACAACTACAGCACCAGTTATAGAACTAGAAGAAGCAGTGCTATTGGAGAAAACAATTGCACCAGAAAGAGTTGCACCACCAGAGAATGTTCCAGAAAGAGCACCACTGTTGATTGTTGGTGATGTTAATGTTTTATTTGTAAATGTTTCTGTTCCAGCTAAAGTTGCTAGAGTACCAGATATTGGTAGTGTGACACTAGTATTTGCAGTAGTTGTTAATCCTAATGTATGTGCACCAGTATGAGTAAAATTACCACCAAGAGTAATGGTCTTATTGCCATTGTTAACACCAGTACCACCATATGTAGGATCAACAATAGTTCCCTGCCAAACACCAGTAGTAATAGTACCAAGAGTTGTGATAGAAGATTGACCAACATATGTTGCTGCGATATCTATACTATCAGCATTTGCGGTAATTCTATCAGCAGTTCCAACTACATCGATCTGATTACCAGTCTTAGTTAAACCATTACCTGCAATTACCTGACCAGCACCAGAGAACTGTACCCAATCGATGTCAGTAGTTCCAATAGTAATAGCACCATTGGTTGTTACAACATAACCATTGTCTCCGTTAAGAGTGCCTTCTTCAACAAAAGTAAATGCACCAGCAGTAAGTTCTGTTCCAGTATCAGAATCAGTTGCACGAGTAAGAACCCAGTTTGTAGAAACAGAACCAATATCAGTAACAGTATAGATACCATTTATAGAAGCAGTGGATTGATTTTTAACAAGAATACGATCATTAACAGATAGAACAATACTATCAATTGTTAATGCAGCTTGTGTTCCAGAGTTAGTGAGAGTTGCACCTACACCAGAAGTCCCATTAGAATATGTCGCAGTTAAATTAGCTGTAGTAGCTACACGAACAGAGTCTTTTGGATCTAGACCAGTCTTAACAGCGTCAACATAGTTTTTAGTTGCAGCATCAGTCGCTTGAGTTGGTTCGGCAACAGAAGTGATTCTCTTATTTGCGACATCAACAGTACCAGTACCTGTTGGAACTAGATTGATGTTATTATCACCAGAAGCAGCAGTAATTGATAGATTACCAGAAGCACCTGTAATACTAGTAGCAGTTGCTGCACCAATAGTTGGTGTAGTTAGTGATGGGCTATTAGCGAAAACTAGAGAACCAGAACCAGTTTCATCTGAAATTGCTGTAGCTAATTCAGCAGATGTAGCAGTAATTGTATTGCTTGTAAAACTGATTGTTTTATTTGTAAGAGTTTGTGTGCCAGTTAAAGTAACAACAGTATTGTCTATGGCAACTGTTGATGTATTGCTACCATCATTATTTGTAACAGTGATACCAGTTCCAGCAGTGATTGCACCACCAACTGTATCGTAGATATACTCAGCAAGGGTATCTGCACCAACATATGGATTTGTTAGAACAACTTTACCAGTACCATTTGGAGTGATATTAATGTCACCATTGCTATTTGAAGAAGCAATAGTATTTCCAGAGATAGAAATATTACCAAGAGAAATTGTACCAGAGCCAGTAATATTTGCTGCACTGATATTACCTGTAACATTTAACGCACCACCAATACCAACACCACCTGTAACAACCAATGCACCAGTAGTTGTGCTTGAAGATGCAGTATTTGCTGCAATTGTAACAGTCGCTAGTTTTGATTCGAATTGAGCAGAGTCAGTATCAAACTGAAATGCTAGTGTTCCGTTTGTATATGCACGAATTGTATCGTCAGAGTCGCCGGGATTTAATTCTGCAGAAATGTATGTTAAACCATCAACAGATTTGACACCACCAAGAGATCCCCAAGTTGTGCCAGAGTATCCTTCAAATGCAGAGTTATCAGTATTATAGCGAATAGTACCTTGTACTGTTGGTCCACGCTGAGCAGTAGTACCAACTGGAATTACTACACCATTTGTTCCAGTGATAGAAACATAACCAGTGCCATCCGGATCTAGTACAATATTACCATTAGTATCTGTGGAAGAGATTGTGTTGCCATTTAAATCTAAGTTGTCTACTTTGAGGTTATCTAATTTGCTGTCAGCGTCGACAATAAGTGCTGAAGATGCAGTTAGTGTGCCATGCACATGATCCATCATGTCTGTGAAATACTTACCACCAATTACATAATGGTTAGCAGCATCGCCTGCAGTTTCTGTACCGAAACCTACATATAACCGATCGCCACCGTTAGCTTGATTTCCTGCCTGTGCAGAATAGGCTAGTTCACCTGCACCCAATACTGATGGGTTGCCTGATGTTCCAGAACGTTTAATCCTAATTATTGATGCCATTTAATACTGTCCCCCGGTTATATCTTGCTGTTCTAAAAATATTGATGATCTCCACTTTAAACTTGTAGTGTCATAAATTAATAAAGAACCGTTGACTAATGTAGATAAATCGACATCATTAATGTCGCCTAAATTGTTTGAAGTCGCAGAAAGGCCTTGAATGCCAACTGCAGTGACTTCTGCTAATTGCTCAGTTTCGACGGTTACGTAAATATCATCTGCCATATTAAACCTTCGTAATCTCTGGTGTTACTATTACTATCCCCTCAGACACCCTTTTTCTCTCTCCTGAGCCAGAAGTGATCTCAATGTCATACATATATCTTCCAGCTTTTATAGCTGATGATTGGGTATGTGAAAGTGCTATTCTTATTTTGCCTGCTGTAGCTGAATATATGGTCGGATTCAAACTATAAGCTGTTGCCGACGCATAAGATTTTCTAATCTGCGCGGCAACTGTATATCCTGTAAGGTCTAATGGCAATCCATCTGAACCTTTACATGAAATAATCGCGCTAAATGTTGATCCAGCGTCTATATATAAATTTGCTATCGCGGCCATTTATTATTTATAATAATTAATACTTGTCCTTGACGCATAAGACTTTGTAATGTATGATGTTATTGTATATCCAGGGCAGCCATCCGAGCCTTTGACGGTGATGACTGCTCCAAAAGTGGATCCAGTATCTATGTAAAAATTGGTTATAGCTGCCATGTATTATTTATTGTAGTTATGACGTGGTTATATATACTATTTATCTAAAAATCGTAATGAAGGCTTACGTTTGTAGCGATTAAATATCCCATAAAGCGTCTTCATAGGACACCTTGGTTGATAGTGTTTAGCGTCTGTAGCCGAAGCCAAGATACTCTTTAAATCATCATTTAAGTCGACATCTTTGATGACAACCACATCAGAGGGGTCTCCAGTAATAAAAGTCAAGTAGAATAATGGATCGTCCTTCTTAATCCTTACTTCTTGTCTTCGTTCCTTTAATTGTATAGCAAAGTCTAATGGTCTCCACCAGTCACTTATCTTAAATCTACCTGGCACGACCCTAAAATCTTGTTGTGTCTCTTCAAACCATGGAGCAGTCACAGTCATCTCCACGTTCTTATCTTCAGTGACAAACACTTGATGATAGTTTATCGACATGATAGGCTGGTCAGTGTCAGAGTACTCGCCCTTCCTCATATGATAAAACTCAAACGGCTGAACGTATGGTTCTATAAACTGTATAGTCTTCTTATCAGCGTCTACTATAAAGTGTGCATCAAAAGGTGACCTAACTATAAACGTATTAAGCGCAAGGTCTCGAGTCGCAGGACATAGTTTATACCTATGATTGCCTGCTTTCATATGCGTTTCATATACGCTTATAGGTTTACTAGCTAAGAAAGCTAGGCCTTTTTGATAATCAGATTCTAAATATGGTGCCCAACCTACCGTCACTTTACTCATCATACGTATTCCAACCATCCTGTTAAGATATATTTATCTTGTCCGCTGAGGACAGGGTTTCCTCTGTGGACGTGTGTAAAGTATGCAGGGAATATGACTACTTTACCAGCTTCAGGTTTAACCCTGATATTTTGATGTAGGAACTCTGTCTCTCCACCCTCATCGATATCGTTTAGATAAACTATGTAAGCCATGACCCTTCGCATGTTACTTACACCACTGTTCTCTATATGAAAATGATGGTAACCACCATTGTCTTTAGCATCATACTTTTGTATCTGCCATGCAGTCACATCATGTCTGCTTAAGTACTGTCCTATCTGCCAGTACTTGTCCATGTATTGGTTATAACACGTTTGAAGGTAACCATTGACTTCAAACAAAAGGTCTCTGTAACTATGAAACACACCAAGCTCTACGTCTCTGCTGTTCTTTGCGGCCTTCATGACTTCAGCTGGTCTACTAACACCGCCGATCCTACCTGGTACGGTGTGCTTTAGTTTATCTAGTTCATGATATGCATCGATGATCTTCTTACAAGTCTTCTTAGGAAAACCTTGAGGTATCATCCCAATAAAATCTAAAAATTGTGGTGTCATATTAAGTATCCTTTAATAGTCAAAGTAAATCGAGGCACTGGACATATGACAGAAGGCGTTCTTGCCGAATGAGGTATATTAGAGTTAAACACTATAGCTCTACCACCCTTTGGTATGACCGATTGTCTTACTTCTTGTAAGTTATCTGTAAAGAACTGAGTCTCTCCAGCCCAATCTATTTGCCAATAAGGATTAGCATACATCAAGAATGATACTGCATCATGTGAACAATCATCAGTGTGTACTGCAGTTGGTGTATATGGAAAATAAACGTTGATATATGATCGATCTATCTTAAGACCTTTGCCATAATGTTTCTTGACCAACGAGGTAAATAGGTTATCTAAGTTAGTCCTAGCAAGCTCTTCGTTTGTTAGGTTTGATACGAATCTTGATAGTTCATATGGACTAACTGAAGTTGCGGCATGACCAAAGCTAAAGATACTGTTCTTACAAAATCCAAATAAAGCTTCTTGATTACTATAATCAATGACATTATCTACTACGTATATTTTTTCCGTTTTTAATGTACGACCAAACATATTGAAGTCTTTCCCAAAAAGTTAATTTAATTTCAGTTTTATACGGATCCAGAGGAAACTTCACATCATAGGGACTAGAGTATTTCTCTGGTAAATCTCTTAGCACCTGTCTGTACTTCTTAAATCTCTTTTGCATCACCTTGTCCGGAAAATCTTTAGTCTGAGTATAATCAGAAAGGTTTAATGCAGTGTTTCGTATGTTCCTCACACCATTCCATGCAATGCTTATATTCTTTGGATGGTTTAGATCACTAAACTCAGGTTTAGTAAACTGTTTAGTAGATGCATTGTATTCGTATAATACTTCTGGTTTAGGATCATAATCGGTCACATCATGATAGTATACACCAGGCTGTCCTAACGGGACTTCTGGTGCTTCGAACATATACCTAACTATGCCATATGATATCTCAGCCCAAGTTCTCATCATCCATTCCTAATAAAGATCCTTTGATTTATAGACCAACGAACTATACCAGATTCTTTGGTTTTTATCGGTAATACTTTATGCTTTTCATATGACGGAAATATTATACAGCAATTTGATTCTAACTTTGGTATATAATCACCAAATGCTAATTCTCCACCATCAAATTGTTTATCAAAAAATGGATATAAGAATGATACTACACTTTGATCATGATGCTCAAAATAACTAGAATGATTCTTATATGCATGTACTACTGTATTATCAGAATTTGATAAACCTATATAATTTAAAAATGGGTTTTTAGATAAATCAAATTTATCATCCCAATACATATTATATATTTTAGTAATTAAACTAAGTATATTACTATCACGTCTTCTATCATTGTAGATAACATCTAACAAATAACTTTCAATATTACCATTTTCTAATATTTGTTTATGATGCTCATCTTTTATATCAGCATTAATATTTTTTAATTCATCAATTTCTTTTTTAATAGTATCCATTTCATCTTGATTAAAAAAATCATAGATGATAGTATGATAAAAAGGTTTCTTCAAATATTCTATACGCATTACCAGTTAATCACTACTCTTCCTGCATTACCTGCAGATCCAGCTGAACCAGCACCATTAAACCCAACGTTTGGTCCACCTGCACCACCATTACCTACACCACCATTACCGCCTGATCCTCCTGGACCAGAGTTTCCAAAGTTACCACTATTTACGTTTGCAGCTCCTTGGTTTCCTGCATTGCCGCCAATAACACCTGCTCCTCCTGCTCCGCCAGGATGACTTGACCCTTTGCCTATACCGATAACACTTGGTGGTTGACCAGAAGATGCCGCAGGTATGACTAATAGACTGCCAACATAAGTCGTACCAGCTCCACCACCTCCAACACCCATGTTGCTGCCGCCACCACCTTGAGATACTTGAACGTAGTGTGTTGATCCACCAGTTACTGAAGCTGTAAAGTTTTGTGTACCTGATCCACCACCTCCTCCACCCGCTGCATAGCCAGCATTGTTATCGAAGCTGTTTCTTGAACCAGACCCTCCACCGCCTCCGCCTCCACCATAAACTGTCCCGCTGATAGTGTTAACACCAGCTGGCACAGTAAAAGTTCCAGAAGTATTAAACGTCTGTGATCCAGCACCTGGATAAGCAGCGTGCACTTCTCTCCATACTCCAGCGTCTTTAACGTATATTCGATCTGAGTCCTTCCAAACACCTGATACTTTTACAAAGGCATTTGATATAAGTCTCCAGACTCCTGAATCTTTGATATGTAGTGTCATATTATTCCTTTGGGATACTACTCTTAATTAGTTTAATCTTTGATGATATGTTTTTAAAATCATCTGGTAATTGGTCATCATTAGCTAATGCTTCTATCGCATCGAACAAAGCACCAAGCTGTTCACCTATGTCAATCTGTTTTAAATACTCAAGCTTCCTTCGTTCTTTATAACCACCTCTTACCTGCCATTGCCTATTTATTTGATCCCACATGTAGTTAATCCCAAAAGATTCTAAGTACATATCTTTTGGCGGTTGACTTGATACTTCTGTGGTGCCCTCAGGTAAGTCTTCGTACATGCCAATATAATGACCTTTATCATTGATGGCATGCACTAATGTTTTCTGTACTACAGGCTTTAGCTCTTCGTGTTTAAACACATCGTGTACTTTACGATATTGCTTTAAAAAAGCTTCTAGGTATTCTTCGTCGTCTAACTTTGATAAGAACTCTTGGATCAATAAGACTTCACTGCGAATTAAGTCTTGATATATTAACTGGTCTACTAGCGGGATTACTTTCTTTAGATTATTAGATTCAGGTTCATAGTACAAGTAAACGAAACTAAACTCTAGAGAAGGCGTGCCTATCAGGTCATACACTACACCATTATGTTTAACTTTGATCTCACTTGGGGATATAACAAGCATATTAACACTCACGAGGTTATATGTATTTGTACCAGATATCTCCGTCGCTACCACCAGTTGGGCTAGCTGTTGAAACTGTCTTTGTTCCTTGAGAGTTTTGACCTACTGTTTGTACGTATGAAGTCACGTAGCTTTGAAGAGCCATTGTACCACTAACGTCAGGCATCGTGAAAGTCCTTGTCGCACCAGCAGTGATACCTGATGCTTCAAATGTAAATGCTTTTGTAGTATCAGAATTATCAGTCATCGTGAACTTATTATCTCTAAATGTTTGTGCGCCTGTCCATGTGATGTCACCTGTCGAGATGTTTACAGAACCTCCAAGAGACACTGAAGCTCCGTCGATCGTGATAGAACTATTAACTAACTTAGAGTTTGCTATTGAACCAGCAAGCATAGCGTTTGTGACTGTACCTGTATCACCTGTAGTGACCACGTTACCTGTAGAAGCTGGGAAAGTAATGGTATTTGTACCTGCTGCAGCTGGAGCTTGTAATGTAAGATTACCTGATGTTGATCCAGTTAATGTTATGGTGCCACTTACTGGAACTGACACAGAGCCTACGAAAGTAGTAGCCGTGATTTGTCCTGCTGCAAAGTTACCAGAACTATCACGAGCGACTATGGTTGATATGGTGTTTGATGTAGAAGAGTTTAATCCGTCTAGTAAGTCAGCATCTAAACCAGATCCAGAACCGTCGACAGTCTTAACCTTTGTTAATACGTCAGCCGCTGTATAGTTTGATGATAGTAATCTAGTCCCGACATCTGTGTTTAAGTTAGAAAAGTTATCATCCATCTCTGCGATGGTTAATGGTGTTCCTTTAATGCTTCTGAGTGTTAACGTTGCCATTTTTAATCCTAGTTTATTCTGTTAATGGTGGACAGTTATTGCAGTCTTCTGCTACTGTGCTTTCCATATCTCTTATATACCCTAAGTCTACTAGAGACCCGTCTATTACCTTTAAGTGCTTATCTGTATAATCATTGTTATCATCAAACTCTAACACATCAAAGTGTTCGTCTAAGTTTGGATTTAGAGCCATGACATTTCTTGGATCTTCAGTACAAGTTAGCTTTACACATCCAGTCTCTCTACACGCTATGACAAACATATTTATTCTCCTTCAAACAATGGGCTAAAACCATCATAACGATGTTGTAACCCTCTAATTCGCAGATCATCTATTTTTCCTATGACCTTTAGTTTATTATTTTCAACTTTAGCAAAATATTCTTGTAAATTTATAATATCAGTATATGGAAACTCTTCTAAAACATAGTTGTCATGCCAATCTGGAACAAACTTACAGCTCATTACTGGGTTTTCAGTGCATGTAACCCTTACAAATCCTGTATTCTTATCATATAATGCAAACATATTACGATACCGTTAATGACCTATACCATACAAAATGGTTAAAAGGATTCCACAAGCGTCCGCAGCGGCCGCCACCAACAAAATAGCTTTGTCCAGTCATCATGTTCACAGTAGATCCTTTTGTTGCTAATGTACCAGGCACATCTACCCAAGAACCAGATTGAACTGTTGTTGATTGTGTAGCATTACCCCATACTAAAGTATTAGAGTACGATAACGTAAGAGTCTTATAGTATAAGTTTATGCTACCGGTGTAGGTGTTGGTATTATCTTCGGCATGTGCCATCTGTCTACCATTCACGACGTTACCTGCTGCTAAGCTTATTGCTATGGTTTCTCCACCGCAAGTACCTCTTGAGAATATTTGCTGTGATCCATATACTAAAGTAGAATTATCAGCCGTTATTGACCTGTAACGAAGGCCTTGATTACTATTTGAATGGATATAAGATCCAGTCACTATATTGCCGTCTGCTAATGTTATGGTTGCAGACCTACTACCCAAGCTTGTAGCAAATATCTCTTGTACTGAACCGGTAGTTAATGTTACTATACCTCTACCAGCAAACCCAAATGCTCTAGCAGATAATGAGCCTGTGTTTATTAATGGCATCTTAACCCTTAAGCAAACTTGGTAGTTGACTCTAAGACAGTGAACGTAGCGTTAGCAGTCTTGACTATAGCTAAGACATATACGTCTATACCATTAGTATTACCAGAAGTCAGAGTTACACCATTTTGCCATTTAGGAGTAACAGAAGTACCATCTACAGTTAAACCTGATTGATAATAAGCTGTTCCACCTTGAGTAACTAAGAACGTGATAGTCCTAGTCTCACCTATCGCCATCACACTATTTAATGTAGTTGAACTATTACCTCTTAGGTTTAATGTCCAATTACCTGTAGCGTTAGCAGTATAATACAAGATACTTTGAGTTAACATATCATATTGTATTGTACTTGCAGCAGCAGTATTTGATACGGTAGTCTTTTCACCAGCAGTTATTAAGTTACTGATGGATAAATCACCAGTCAATGATGTGGTTGAGCTAGCAGATAAAGTGGTGAATGATCCGGCTCCTGCTCCACCAGCTACGTATTCTCTAGTTGCAATTGTACCATCTGCATCTGGTGCAGTTAGAGTTCTTGTTGTTGATGGTGAGATGTTTGATATCTGTAATGCAAGCTTCTTAGAAGTATCTACATTATCTACGACCAATAGTTTATTATCAACGAATGTTTGTGTACCTGACCATGTTAGATCTGCACCTGTAATAGAACCAGAAGCTCCTAAAGCTATGGTAGTACCATCAACTGTGATTGAGTCATTAGCTAACTTAGCATTAGCTATAGATCCTGCAAGCATGGTGTTAGTCACAGAGCCTGTGTCACCTGTAGTCACTACAGTACCTGTCACGTTAGGTAGCGTGATGGTCCTATCAGATGTAGGGTCAGCTACTGTCAGAGTAGTTTCATTCGTGTCATCTGTACCCTCAAACACTATGGTTTGTGAAGTGTTTAAGTATAATGGACCGTTTAACTGTGTAGCTGTGATGGTGCCAGCTGAAAAGTTACCAGATGAACGAGTCACAACACTATTACCTGATGTATCTGAGCTTGATGTGTTTAGACCATCAAGTGTATCTGCATCGAGCCCAGAATCTGTTCCATCAACAGTCTTGATCTTTGTTAAGACGTCAGAAGCCGTATAGTCAGATGAAAGTAATCTAGTACCTATATCGGTATTAAGATTACTAAAATTGGTATCTATCTCATTGTTAGTAAGGGGTGCACCCTTAACTGATCTAAGTGTTAATGTTGCCATGTGTCATCCTGTCGATAATTGTTTCTAACTTATTTATTTTTTCCATTAATGAATCAAGTTTATCTTCTTTATCTTTAAGAGCTTGCTTGATCGCTCTGTGTTTATGGAGCTTTCTTGTATCAGTCTCTAATATAGCGTTAGAGTTCGTGTCTCTGACTAAACTTTCATTTTCTACTTTGATCTTCATTAGCTATCCAACGCAATGATTCTTAAGTCTCTTAATCTAGGAGTGCTTGCTTCTGATGAAGACAACAACACTATCTTGATCTGGAACGTATTGAACCTTGTCGTGATCGGAGAGTCTTGTGGTACACCATAAGAATCAAATGCATCAGACGGGAAGAACCTATGTTCTCTAAAGTCAAAGTTATTGATTGAAGATGCAACAGCAGACTCTAGTGTCATCTCGTACCATAACTCATCAGATATAGGTGTTGTCTTCTCAGTCGGTAGAGTCTTGTAGTAAACTTTAACGTCTGTACCAGCTGGTCTGTTGATGTCTACAGTAACACATAAGTTAGATGCATCAAAGCCGTCAGCTAAGTTGATTGGGTTAGTGATGTATCTTGCTAACGCATTACCATTAACGTTTAATCCAGACTCATCAGTAGAATCATTGTTGATAGTATTCAACGCTGTAACTACAGACAATGCTGAAGCGTCTACCGCTGGAGATACAGCAGTGTTTGTAGTTGCTAATGATGCTCTTAGTTTCAAGCTAACATCACCAGCGATAGACTCTTGTGCTAACCTACGTAAGAACGAGTAGTTGATGTCTTGATTGATGTTGATAGGTGTCCAATCAGCATCAAACGTAGTGTCTGCATTGTATGCTTTTGCTTCCCATACGATCGTTGTGCCAGTAGGTAAGATCGTTGAAGAGTTAGTAAACAATGTTTGATAGTCTTTAGTCGACGTAGGGTCGATGATATCAAACTCAGCAGTACCTGATGCAGCAAACTCTGCTCTACGGATAGTAAACTTAAGGTCTTTGTTTTGATCTGCTTCCCATGTAGTAGAGTTTTGTGATTTAAACAATGAACCTAAGTATGGTTGTTTATTTACCTTAGCAGTACCACCTATGACTGTTTGACCAATCTCAGAGACATATACTTGATAATCATCTGAATTAGTTAGTAACACGATAGCGTACTCGCCAGGAGATAGGTGTATTGGGTTTGCAAAGTTAAACGTCGTTGCAGTATTACTTGTCGTAGATGTATTAACTTTTTCAGGCTCTAGTATGACTTCGGCAAATGGGATTGTCCTGTTAGCTTCAGGATAACCGTTAGCGGTCCTTCTTATCTCCATCGTTACTGGGATAGTAGATGATTTAGTCCTAAAGAATACGTCCACAGATGATAAGTAGAACCCTTGTGGGTATGCATTTGGATCAACAAGGAATGTTTGAGCTGTCGGGTCAACCCAGAATCTATTTCCAGTCTCTACAGTAACTCTTTGATTTTGGATAGCTCTTGTAGTTAATAGTGTTTCTTGTTTAGTTTGTAATGTGCCGATAGCTGTATACTTAGCTTCGCCGATAGACTCTTGAGCTTCTGTATCGTTTAATGTATTATCGATTAGACGAATAGTCCTCTCGCCAGTCTTAAACGTATTAGCTGGGATCTGGAACTCAAAGCCAATATGACCATATTCATCAGGGACTAATGAGTCACCTAAGCTGTAAGTAGTAACATCTGTGACTAAGCCAGAACCACCGCCGTCTAATCCAACTACATACTTACCTACTGCTATGGTGCCAGCATTATCGTAGATCGTTAATAGTCGTTTTGTAGCATCAGCAGTTGTCGCTTGTGTAAAGATAGCTGCTTTAGCTGTACCAGTCTCTACACCACTTGCAGAACCAGTCCTAAATGATAATGATTCATAAGCTCCTTGGTTGGTGTTCAATAAAGTACCAGTAAAGTTTTGAACTTCAACTAATGTGAGTGGTCTAACATATGAACTGATGTCGGTGTTTTCAATGAATGGATATAGTTCAGCATTAGGTTTAAATGTTTTACCTACACCAAGTATAGTATTAGCTCTGATGAACGGGATGTATTGAACATCGACCACACTTGTGCCCAATGATGACGTTGTAGACCCTATGACGTTAGATACTACTGATGTAGTTCTACTTGTGATGTTGACACGATTACCACCACCGCTAAAGTTTTGAATGACCAAGTCTGCAGCATCAGGTACTTGTACATCAACGACTCTGTTTACCGCAGGTAAGAACTCTGTGTCTACCCATTGATCGAATGATGGCTCTAAGACTATAGAACCTAAGAATCGAACAACGTTAAATGGGTTAACGTTAACAAATGTAGTAGCTACGTTTTGTGTTATAGCGTCTTCTTCTGTGTAAGATAGTGTTACAAGATCACCGTTTCTTTCTGTATCTGTTAATGTACTAACGTTGAACTGATGAAACTGTACTGTAAACGGAGCTCTAAGTTCTTGGTTTAATGGATCGATAGCAGCATTAAAACCAGGATCAGCTGGGTTTGCTATTGAATTTTCATTATAGTTAGTTGCTGCTTGACTCCAGGTATTTGATCCGTTGAACCATGCATTCCACCAACCCCAACGTCTCTCTGACCATGCTGCAGCAGAGCTATAGAATATGTCTTGTGATGTGAATGGGTCTACAGCAAACCCGTTCTTAAACTTCTCAAAGTTAGAAGAGTCAGGGATAGATGTATCCTTAGCTTGTTTTTCTAATAGAGAAAGCTGTGTATAGTATTCTAGGTTTGATATACGTTTTTCTAGACGGCCAATATCTCTCATTGTATAACGTTTGTTATCGATATACTTGATCTGTACGTCAGACACATATGATGTATATGGAGGTATAGCAACGATGTAGATCGTCATGCCATTCGATTCGTCTACAGGCACAACTGGATATACAGCTGGGACACCTTGTTTAACAACAAACTGTTTATCAGATGTTGCAATGATCTTATCGAACCTACCAAGGTAGTATTGATAGTCACAGTTAAATGTACCGTCTGGATCAGGAACTTGTCCGCCTGATAGTGTTGAAGCTCCGTCAGTACGTCTTGGTCTAAAATCGATACAGTCCCTTAGTTCGTATACTGTACCAGAAGCTGGATCAGTAAATTGTGGGATATCTGTGTAGTCGATACCATATGAGTCGACTGATAAGAAGCCGTTACCTGAATGTGAGAAGTTTCTATACACGACTAGTAAGTAGTGTGATGATGTTGGAGCAGTACCAGATAACACTAAGTTGCCATGATCATAGTATTCTGCACGTTGACCATCATCGACTATGTAGTCATCAGTCACATCTGTATATGATACAGCACCCCATGTTAATGCACCTGTAGTGCCGTTAACAGTTACTGTCGTTGGGTTTGTAGCGCCTGTGTTATAGACACCTTCAACTTCATAGATGTCTGAAAGACTTAATGAGTCTTTACCACCTAAAGTAGTGTTTAATCCACCACCAGAACCGGTACCTAAGATCTTGATCGTATAATTAGATAGAGTTTTAAGTCTTTCTGTTTGTGTATTAGCATTTATCCCAGCTATGATTGTTACCGTAGCAGCGAACGACCCATCGTTGATGTTAAACGTTGCTTGATGTGCAACACCTACAGATGGAGTTGAAAGTGTAATTGATCTAGATGCTGCTGTATTAAATCTAATGATACTACCTACGCTCAAACCTGTAGAACCAGCGTTCGTGATTGCAGTGATCACAGCATGATAGCTAGCATCTTTAACAGTGTCTGATAAAGCTCCAGATGTACCAACAAACCTTTCTAACCCGTTTGCAGTAGAGATGGAAGCAGTACCTGCCGAGAATGAAACTCCTGAGAAAGTCCTTTGTATAGTGTAGTCAGACTGTGTAGCGTTTGATGAATCTCTTACTGTCTTGACATATTGGTTTAATAACGGGAACACAAGTCCTGGTGAGTCTTGTCCTGATAAGAAAGCGTCTCCGCCAGATGAACCACCATCTTTAGATAATAAGTCTACGTCAGCCCCAGATAATACTGATGCTCCTGATCGAATGACGATAGACTCTGCGTTCTTAAAGAACTTACCCGAATCTATGACGATGTCAAACAAGTACATCTTATAAGTCGCAGATGTTCCTGGTGTTCCTGAGTTTATTGTTAAGAATCGTACTTTTGCTGAACCGATCTTTGATGTAGCTCCAGATACTGAAGCTCTTACGACATCATGGATCTCAACTGATGAATATGGACTTGATGCAGCGTTAGTAGTGAACTGACCATATAAGCTTGTCACTATGACATAGTTACCGTATGTGATGTTGACATCTAAGTTATCTGCTTGTTCTGTGTCTCTAGCTCTGTCTAAAGTCAGGAACTCTTGGTTAATGGTTTCAAACTCAAAGCCTTTGACATATGCTTTACCTGGATCTAGAGCTACCGTAAACTTAGTAGCGTCTGGAGTCGTGGCTTGATGATCTAATATCTGTATAGGCCATTTCTTAACAGTGTAATCACCAGACTCGTCAAACGTACGACGTGCTAGCTCTTTACCTATCTCAGAATAAATTGTCTTGTATTGATTAACTACTAGTTCACCATCTACTACTCGAGCTATCTCAACGAAGTCATCTAGAGCTGAACCTAAAGATTTAACTGTTAACGTCAACGATGCTTTATAACGATC